CAATAATAAGGGTAGAAAACTCAAATAAAGACCTCATTACTGGAGTGCTACCAATAAGGTAGCAATTTTTTGATACCTCCTAAACCACACATAAGGTATCGTGTCTCGCCCCGTGACTTATAAGAATAATAAAAAATAATAGAAAAGGGGAATCATTGAAAAAACCAAAAAAGGAAAGGTCAAACGGCGAGATTTCCATAATAAAAGACGCTTTATTTAGCGTCTACTCTTTCACAATATTTATCAAATACTTTTGTTTGGCTTAAATCTTTTTTATCTTTAATAGCCTCTTTTAACATTTCTATTTTTTCGTCATTTGGTATATCAAACCATTGGGGAAATAGTCCGTCATTTGGAAATATTTTATAATACTCCTCTAATAATTGTTTTATTGATTCGTCCATTATAACCTCCTAAGTTCTTTACTGGCTTTAGTATATAAGCTGTTAAGTTCATTATACACATTTGGTACAGTTTTCTCAAGTACTTTAAGTTCTTTTTTACTATTAGTCATTTTTAAATAAGTAAATTGAGCGTACAATTCGGTTTCTCTATTACCCTCACGTCGCCAATAATCAATAGGGTGTTTGCTAAATAGTTCACTATTAGCTTTACCTCTTGTTAAAGCACTAAACATATCACATAATCTATTTGGAGCGTCATATCTATAATTTGTTTGACTTAGTTGTTGCCTATTATATGCAATATCCAGCATATCAGTAACTCCAGTCATTTTTGATACTCTATTGTTTATACTATTCATATAATCTTTTACTGTTTGAGGTAAAATACCTTGATTTTCTTTATAGTATTCGTCAACTAAAGTTGATAAATTACCACTTTTGCTAAATTGACCAAGATTTAAGCTTTTGCCTAAGCCAAAATCAATAGCGTGTCCTACCTCGTGTATTGTTGTACCACTATTTCTAGCACTTACTTTATTTGGTAAATAAACACCATTGGTACTAGGGTTATAATGTGGGGACATTTTCCCATTATTAAATACTCGTATATTTAGTTTGCCAACATTATTGTATATATTTTTATTTTCTTTTATATCAAAATCAATTATCTTATGAGCATTATTAAAATTATCTCTTATACCTTGGTTACTTACGCTATCAAAACTCCATACTCCATTTTTGTTCAACTTTAACCCATTATTATTGTGTTGTTTTATCCACTCTTTATAACTCATATTAGGTACAATTTCAGTTTCTCCAGTAAACGGGTTTTTTGCTCTACGTTGTAAGTCCTTTTCAGCCTCTTTACCAAGGTATCCTCTAGTTTTACTACGACAGTTTGGGTGTAAGGGTGGATAATTAACACCCTCAGCACGGTCGCTATAGTTAAATACTTGTCCGTCCATACTTTGGCATATTTCACTTGTCCTATTATCTAGCGTTGCTACAAACACATATTTTTTTACACCCATTTCTTCATACGCCATAGCGTCAGCCTCATTGTTGAAATGGTTAGTCTCAGTTCGTATCAGTCTCTCAGCATAATACTTACTAACATTAAAGCGGTCTCTTATTTGCCTTGCGGTCAACTCCATACTTTGACCACTCAACATAGCACCACCTAGAATCTCACTTAAATTATCAGCCAGTATATCAGTATTACCCCATATACGCTCACTATAGTTTTTACCACTCCAAGGCTCTTGTAATATAGCATTTACCATATTATCGTCAATAGTAGCAAAATTAAAATTATATCCAGTTCCCATTTGAGTATCATACATTGTCTTATAATAACTTTGATTTACTACTCCTTTATAACACATCGTATTTTCCAACTCTTCTTTTGGATATATTTGTTTAGCCTTAGCATATATTTGGGCTTGTAATTGTTCTAGTCTTGATATACGAGCCTTATAATTTTCTTTTATGTATTTATCTAGTCCTTGGCGTTTCATTTGCTCCCAAGTCTTTTTAGTTTCGCTACGAGTAAGTAGCTCCTTTAACTTTTGTATATCAATTCCAGTTTCTTTACTATAGTTACGATAAATACTAGCTAATTGTCTATCAATATCTTTATAAGCTTGATTATATATACTCTTAACACGTTTAATATATGTTTCGCTTGATTTCTCAGCCTCATTTAAACGTTTTATAGCTCTTTTGTCCCAATAGGTAGATGTTTTAGCCACGGCTTACACCCCCTAATTTTCTTCAACCTTATTTTCCGTATCGTTAGCGTCGTCCATTTCATTTTGTTTATATAAACTATCGTATGGGTCGTTTGGCTTAGCCTCGTCCTCCAGTTCTTTTAATTTAACTATTTCGCTAGCGTCTTTAATAAATGATAATTGAGTTATTAATGTTTCTTTGTCTACTAAATCAGCTAAATTGTTAATCATTTGGCTAGTTTCAAAGTCGTTGCTTGGTAAATTACGTTTAAATACAGCGTCAACCTCTTCAACTGGCACCTCTTCCATTTTAGACATTGTTACTAAAAAGTGATTATATAGTTCAAAACGTTCCATTAGTCCTTTTTCCATATAACGCTCTTTATTTTTAATATTTTGTTCAAACGCTAATAATTTATACCTTATAGCAACTCCACTTGAATTACCTATAAAGTTAACATCACTCATATTAGGTACCATACTTATTTTATGTATGTCAGTTTCTAGTGTTTTTCTTAAAACATCAACCTCGTTTTCATTAAGTTGTTTAACTAAGTACTCGGCTCTACCCTCAGCTGGTATATTGGCAAGCATACGGCTTACTCTTAATTGGTCAGCTTGTTCCTCGTCAAAATCAAAACCATACATACAAAGTATTGCGTCTACTAATTGCTCCTTATCATTTACTCTATCACTTTGTAATAAGTTATAAGCGTCAATTAATGAAATAACGGGCTCAAAATCTCCCAATATTTCGTGATTATTTTTATAACATATTAAAGGTACTTTACCAAAAGAGTGCTCTTTTTCTTTACCCTCTTTAGTAAGTGTCTTATCATTACTTTTATAATGTATTTCTTTTTTATCGTCTATATAAATAATATCCCAGTACTTAAACTTTTCTCCCTCATATATTGGTCGATATATTAAACCAAATAATTTTTTGTGTTCGACAGTATCGTCATATACAATTATGGCGTTTTCGTTATCTATCTCGCAACTACGTGGCTCAGCCTCGTCATTAGCATAAACATACTCGTATTGATAACCAAATATACTAACATCTTTAGCTATTTCAGTATCCAAGTCATTAATGGTTTGCCTTTTGTAAGCGTCTAATAATGGTTGAATATCATAACTTGGCTCGTTATTTTCGTCTTTACCAACTTGATAGTCAACTGGGTTACCTAATAAATATCCTACGTTAGTATCAGTTATATATTTGGCGTGATTAATCATAACCTTATTGTTTTTAACCCCGTCATTTTCTCTAGTACGATTAAATATTTCGTGTCTACCGATATAATAGTTATTGAGTTTCTTTAATCTATCTTTATATTTTTCGTTATATGCTATAACATCATTTAAAACCTTATTTGTTATTTTTGTATCTTTAGATAAAGTATACATCTCACACCTCCCTATAAACCAATAGGCTTAGTATAAACCTTTGGCGTTTTCGTTCCTTTTATGTATTTATTTAAACCATATCGTATAGCGTCTATCGTATGGTTAAATGTATCTACTGGCTCATTTATATACTCGCCAGTCTTTTTATCCTTTTTCCACGTATAGTTTTCTAACTCCTCAATAACTTTATAGCAACGCTCGTCTACTATTAACTCATATTGTTGTATCCATTGGATACCGTGTATTATTGAGCCTTTACCTTTTTCGGTTGGCTCTATATTGATACCTTTATCCTTAATCTCGTCAATACTCTTACGTTCAGCACTATCTCCATAACTCTTATCCTTAGATAGTCCTAAATCAAACATTGTCTCAGCTATCTCGTCATTTTTCATACCCTTACGTACATACTCGCCACATACATATATCCTTTTATGTATTGTATCAATGTGACCCCACACAAGAGCCGACGGGTCGTTGATATATCCAAAGTCTAGTCCTATCCAACGATTCATACCCTCAACATCTTTATCACTTATTATTTTGGTTGTATACGCACCAAAGACCAGTTTATCTAACGTAGCAAACTCGCCTAAAGTATAGATACGATAATAAGCGGGGTTTCTATATTGCAACCTCTCTAATTCAGCCACATACTCAGCACTTAAAAACTTATTATCTTTGTATGTAGTTTCTATAATTAATGTATTGCTTGGTACATCTCCAACAAAGAAATAGTTGTATACCCAATTCTTTTTACTTATTGGGTTAAACATTAAATATATTTGTGGATATTCTACCAACGCTCTTAGACGTAAGTTTAACTGTGTAAACTCGTCCTCAGTTAATTCCGTTGCCTCTTCAACAACTATATCCGTGATACCGTCTATTGATTTAATCTTTTCCTCGTCGTCTAAACCTTTAAATATAAAAATAGAGCCATTGGGTAGCTCTATCTCAAAATCACTCCTATTGATTCTACACTCCTCATAGTATCCACTATTACGTAGGTGTGTTATAAATAACGACCAAATAGAGTGTTTTATTGTACGCTGTATTTTTCTTATTACAAGTACAGTACGTTTATATTTTAAAGACTTTAATAAAATCTTTTGTGTGGCTCCATACGACTTACCACTACCAGCACCACCTTTGTATACCTCTATACGATGTGTGTAGTCATTTATACCTTTATAAACCCAGTCATTGAATATAGCGGGGTTAAGTTTCCTTGCCATTATCAGTATCCTCGTCTATAAACCAGTCGGTATCAACCTTTTTAACCTCAACCTTTTCAATAAACCCACCTTTAGCTTTTGCTAACAGTTCGCTAGCTTTAAGTCTATCAGCTTGTCTATTATTTTCATTAGTAAACATTTCAGTCCAAAACTCAAATATATCATTAAGACTAGCTATTGTATCCTTTTTTATCTCTTTAGATAATTCTTTTCGTCTCTCGGTTATGAGGTCTTTAAACTTTTTACTGTTTTGGTAACCCATAGCTCTTAAGTTATTGTTGTTACCAGTATATCCAGCGTTACGAGAGGCTGTCGTATAATCATTACATTTTATATACTCGTCTATCCAACGCTCTTGTTTAGGAGTTAGTTTGTCGCCCTTTTTATAAGGTTTATAATCATAAGCCGACATACTACCACCTCCTTATTTACTTTTTAGTAGTCTTTTTAACTGGCTTTTCAATTACTATTTGGTATCTAGTTCCAAATAATGTTATAAAAATCTCGCCTTTTTCGTTAGGTGTAACTTTTATTACATTAATCATACTATTTACCTCCTTTTTTCTTTGTAGTCTTTTTCTTAGGCGTTTCGCTAACTGGTTTAATTTCTTCAACTACTTTAACATAAACTCTATTACCCTCGTTTTCTCCAAGTAGAACATCTAGTCTATCCTTAGATACTTTAAATGTTTCTCCAGCTTTAGGTATATATCCTAAGCCACTATCAGTTACGTTATACTCTTCATAAGTGCCTAACGCCTCAACTAAGTATTCCATATTTAACTCCTCCTTATACGTTGATTTACTTTTTACCAACATATTTAACCAACTGTCTTGGGTTATGTATGGCTCATACGTTGGTATTTTTAATAATCTATCTACTTTTACATCTACCATATCAAACGGCATATAATAACAATTTTTACCCTCAACTAGTCCTTGCTCTTCAAAACTAGGTATAGGTGTTACTATAAGTGGTACACCCAAGCCCTCACACTCTCTAGTAAAATAACAGTCTCCCTCACTATCACTTAGTTGCACTCCATATCCTTTACCTTTTATACTTGCAATATATGGTCGTATATTTAATTTGGGTTTCATATATACAACATTAGGGTTTGGTATTTTATCAGTATCATTTGTAAATACCAACCATAGATAATTAATATTAGCTTTATCTAGTTCCTCAGCTAATTTAATCATACGGTCTCTACCTTTTTCAGCTGTTAATCTAGTAGCACTAATTAAGTATAATACTGGTTGTTTTTCCTCTTCGGTTATTTGTAGTGGGTTTCTACATAATGTAGCTTTGTAGCCCGTTAATTCCTCCCACTCTCTACCAGCTCCCTCACTAACACATAAATATTTGGTTATCTTATCATTTGTCTTAGCCGTTAAGTTCCCTTGAGTTTTAAACATAGCGTGTATTAACTGGATATACTCTTTTGCCTCAACATTATCAATAATATCCGTCTCATAATTAAAAAATGCTTTATCGCATTTTATTTTTTCTCCTTTATATTTAATGACTCTTACATATTTCTTTAGTCTTTTTATTTGTTCTAAACTACCACTATTATAAATGACAGTTATATCATACTCCTTATACTTTCTAGCTAACTCGTGTATATAGGTTTCAACACCACCTATACTATTAAAGTTAGAGACATAAAATATATTTTTACTTTCTATCATTATTTAGTTTCCTATTTAGCTCCTCTATTTGCCACGGAGCGTCTACATCTATTGTTTCGTCATTTATACTTAAATATGTATCGTCGTTTATATACATCTTATTTGGGTCAAGGTTATTTAATACTCTATATAATTCCCAGCTTAAAGCGTATCCTCTCTCGAGCTTACCCTCGTCTTGTAGTTTTTTAGTATCCTCAATACCTTTTCTAAAAGTTTTTTGGTCTACTACTATCCAGCCAAAAGGCTCGCCCCAGTTCTTATGCTCTTTATTACGTGCTATTTCATTACCAATAAATGTATTTACTTTAGGGTTTAAGTTAATTATTTTCTTTATAGCGTCCTCAGTATAATAAACGTCGCCGTGTAGATATACACACGGTTTATCAGTAGGATAGTAAGCGTCTATCCAATATCCGCTTACCTCTTTTTGATTATTCCATACAAGACTAGTATTATTATGTACTAGTCTTGGCACGCCTAAATTGTCAAAGATAGGGTCAGTAGCACTTATATAGATATTTTTAATATCGTTTTCCCTTAATAGTCTTATTGTTCTCTCAACAAGTCTCTCTCCATTTATTACGCTTAGCTGTTTTGGTGTTTCAAACTGTGTATAAGTTCCGCCACACATTATTATATAGTCCATATTAACCTCCCCATAAATAAAACGACACCCTTTTAGTGTCGCTTTTTTCATTTTATATATTATCACATTTTTTACTGTATTTTCACTGACCTAAATAAACTTTTTTATCTTTTTTACATCTTTTTTTATTTTTTGATAATAGTTTCGCCAAATAGTGCGTGGCTCTATACTATTTGATTCCGCTATGTTCTCTACAGCTTTAGTAATATTAACACCTTTATAGACTATTTCGTAGAATAATTGATACTCAATACCAGTCATTTTACTTAAACTTTCGCTCATATCGTTTAAGTATCCTTGTAATTTATCAATATTGTGTTGTTCGTAGGTTATTTCCTCAGCCAAACTCTTACCAGTTCCTATATCAACCTCGTGTAGTTCGTGTAAATAGTCAGCCATTTTATCATTATTACGCTCTCCGCCGTCTACCATAATCTCTTTAGCCTTAGTAGTAATAGGAAAATATTTACAGTACAGCTTTTCTTTTCTATCCATTAGGAGATTCAAACGTATTTTAGACATCTCCAGTTCGCATTTCGTATTCGTATAGTTACGTATAGCGTACATAAGACAGTTTCCTCCAATTTATTGGCTCTCTTGTTAGGCGAGTTATATAACTTGTTAGGTTGAATATCATATTATCTCCCCTTTACCACAATATTTTTTATTTTAAGTTCATTACACAAAAAGTCTTTTAGTCTAACAAACCTAGCGACCGATATTTTCTCGTAAATAAACAAAGTTTTATCTTTTACATCATAACGATAATTATTAATATTATTAGCTGTCATTATTTTATCTATCATTAGTTTCAACATCTCCCATACTAATTACCTCGCCATTAATCATTTTAGCTATACGCTTGGCTCCGTCTTTAGTAAAGTTTCTCATAATTTCAGTTGATAAAAGTATTTCACGTACTCCGCCACCAAAAGCAACATCAACACTTTTAACATAAAAATTACCAACTTTAACTACATACATTACTCAAACACCTCCTCGTCACATATTAGGTATCCACTATCCCTAATTTGTTCTAATTGTAATTTGGTTAAGCAAGTAGTATATAAAAGAGTTTTTTTATTATTTTTTGCAACTTTATAAACATTGTAAGTAGTAAATCTTGGATATTTTTTTAACAATTTATATTCAAGGGTAATATATTCTCCTTGCACTCGTTTTTTTATTATCATTTTTAGTCCTCCATATATATTTTTATATCCAAAACCCCTTGATTTTTTATTTTGGTTACGCATTGGTTACGCTTTTTAAAAAAATGCGTAACCGTGTTTAAGCCTTATTTTGTAAGGGTTTATGAGTACTAGGTTACGGAGTTACGCATTTTTGCTCA